AGCTTCGCCAACTCGGCCACCAGCTTGATGCGCCAGTTGATCGACGCAGGTACCTTGAGCAACCTGCCCGGTGGCCTGAAGTCCCGTGGTCTGCGGATTAAGGGCGACGATACCCCAATCGCCCCGGGCGAGTTCCGAGATGTGGACGTGGGTTCCGGCACGATCAAAGACAACATCTTGCCGCTGCCTTACAAAGAGCCGAGTCAGGTTCTGATGGGACTGCTGAGCAGCATTGTGGAAGAGGGCCGCAGATTTGCAGCCACCGCAGACATGAAGATCAGCGACATGGGTGCCAATGCACCTGTGGGATCGACCTTGGCTCTGCTGGAGAGACAACTCAAGGTCATGACCGCAGTTCAGGCCCGGGTCCACTTTGCCCTGAAGCAGGAGCTTCAACTCTTGGCGGCGATCATTCGGGACTACACCGATGACGAATACACCTACGAGCCGGACGGCGAGCAAGGCCCAAGGGCCAAAAAGGGCGACTACCGCCATGTGGACATCCTGCCCGTCAGCGACCCCAACGCAGCTACCCTTTCTCAGCGTGTGGTGCAGTATCAGGCGGTTATCCAACTGGCCCAATCCGCGCCGGACATCTACGACCTGCCCAAACTCCACCGGGGCATGTTGGATGTTCTGGGCATCAAGAATGCCGACAAGCTGGTCCCCATGGACGAAGACCAGAAGCCGACAGATCCGGTCTCCGAGAACCAGAACATCCTCAAAGGCAAGCCCGTCAAAGCCTTCCAGCATCAGGACCATCAGGCCCACATTCAGGTTCACCAAGCTGCGATGCAAGACCCGATCATCATGGAATTGATTGGGCAGAACCCGAGGGCGGGGGCGATGCAGGCTGCGGCCATGGCCCACATTGCGGAGCACGTTGGCTTTGGTTATCGCCAGAAGATCGAGCAGCAACTCGGTATGCCACTGCCTCCAGAGGGAGAACAGTTGCCACCGGAGATCGAAATCTCTCTGTCCAAAATGCTGGCGCAGGCTTCTCAACAACTCTTGCAGCAAAACCAAGCGCAGGCCGCTCAGCAAGAGATCCAGAAACAGGCAGAAGATCCTGTTGTGCAAATGCAACAGAAAACCTTGGCAATCAAGGAGGGCGAATTGCAGGTCAAGGCTCAAAAGAATCAGGCCGATGCACAGATCAAAGGGCAAGAGCTTGCGCTCAAGGCTCAGGCACAGCAAGACAAAACAGCCATTGAGGTTGCCAAACTAAGGAAAACACCATGATTCAGGACTTCGCCCGTGTATTGCGCGAACAAATACGCACCGACATGAACAACTATGCGGATGACGCCGCCAGTGGGGCGTGTCGCTCATTTGAGGAATATCAAAAACTCTGCGGAACCATTCAGGGTCTGGCTATCGCAGAGCGCCACTTACTTGACCTTGTGAAGAAAGCTGAACAAACAGATGAGTGAAATCCTTCTGCCTCCGGGCATTACTTTGCCCAAATACATCCAGCCCCTAGATAAGCCAGAAGAGGACGGCGATAAAGCGTCCGCTTTGCCTATACCGACGGGCTACAAGATGCTGTGTATCGTGCCTGCCGTAGACGAGAAACTTGCCGGAACATCTCTGGACCTCATCCGAGATACCGCAAGCATGCGCCTTGAAGAGAGCGCCACAACCGTGCTTTGGGTTATGAAGCTCGGGCCAGATGCGTACAAAGATACCGCCAAATTTCCATCAGGACCATGGTGTAAAGAGGGCGACTTTGTGCTCGTGCGTACCTATACCGGTACGCGCTTTCGAGTGTTTGGTAAAGAGTTCAGGGTGCTGAACGACGACCAAATTGAATGTGTTGTGCAAGATCCCCGGGGTTACACCCGCGCTTAAGGAGCAAAAATGCCTGCTTTTAAATTTCCAGATGAGCTTGACGATAACGACAAAGACGTTGAAGTCACCGTTTCCGGTGATGATGTCGAGGTCGAGATCGTTGATGACACCCCCGAAAAAGACCGTGGCCGCAAGCCACTGGATCGCGAGGTGGAAGACCCCACTGACGAAGAGATTGAAAGCTATTCGGATGGCGTCAAAAAACGTATCAAAGAGCTAACTCATGCCCGTCACGATGAGCGCAGGGCGAAAGAGTCGCTGCTGCGTGAAAAGCAGGAGCTTGAGCGCCTCGCCCAGCACATGGTCAGTGAGAACGCCAAACTTAAAGAGTATGTAAAGTCTGGCACTGAACAATACGCAGCCTCCATCAAACAGGTGGCCGACAGCGAACTGGAAAATGCCAAGCGGCAATACAAAGCAGCGTATGAATCTGGTGACGCAGATGCCTTAGTTGCAGCCCAAGAAGCCATGACGGACGCCAAGATGCGAACCGAGGCTGCAAAAAACTTCCGCGCACCCCCTTTACAAGACGCAGAAACTACTGTACAAACTCAACCACAAGTATCCCGTCCGGAAATCGACGAAAAAACTGTTCGCTGGCAGGCTAAAAACCAGTGGTTCGGTTCTACGGGATACGAGGAACACACCAGCTTTGCACTAGGGCTGCACCAAAAACTAGTCAACTCGGGACTTGACCCCCGCTCTGATGAATATTTCGAGCGCATTGATGCTCGCATGAAGTCAACATTTCCGGAAGTATTCGGTAGTGAAGACAAGCCACGTTCCGGCGATGGCTCCAAACGACCTAGTTCGGTGGTTGCACCAGCAACTCGCTCTACGGGCGCAAGAAAGATACAACTGACACCGACGCAAGTAGCGTTGGCAAAGAGGTATGGACTTACGCCGCAGCAGTACGCAAACGAAGTAGCAAAATTGGAGAAATCAAATGGCTGAAAACACAAACCGGAACCCTCGTGACCTTGAGTCACGCGCTAAAACAACTCGTTACGTTTACAAACCTTCGAGTGCCTTGCCCGATCCGCTTCCAGACGCCAACTATAGGTATCGTTACATCATGACGAGCATCAATGGAATGGCACAACCTACGCACGTATCAAAAATGATGCGTGAAGGCTGGGAGCCAGTGAAGGCAGTGGATCACCCGGAGTTACTGTTAGAAGGCGATGCTAAGACCGGAAACGTTGAGACAGGTGGCCTCATGCTTTGCAAGCAGGCCATTGATCGAGTTCAAGCCCGGAACGAGTATTACGACCAACAGGCTGCAAACCAGATGAGTTCTGTAGATAACAGCTTCATGCGAAACAGTGATCCGCGCATGCCCTTGTTTGCTGACCGCAAGTCAACAACAAGTCGTGGCGGATTTGGTTCAAGTTCAAAGTAACAAGGAGTCCTTAAATGGCCGCTACCGCTTCCCCCTATGGGCTACGTCCCATTAATCGTATCGACGGCATGCCTTATGCTGGCGCTACGAGTCAGTTCCTGATCGACCCCGCTGGCGAGGCGACAAACCTGTTTTACGGGCAAGTCGTTATCATCGGCGCTGACGGTTATATCGCCCTGTCTACCGCTACCGGCGTAGACATCACCACCAATAACCTTGGTGGCAACGGTGTGGGTGCAATCGGCGTTTTCGTCGGTGCTTCCTATATCAATGCACAAGGCCAGCAAATTTTCGGCCAGTACTACCCCTCCGGCACAACCGGCGTGGTAACTGCGTACGTAATTACTGACCCATTCGTTACCTTCCAAGCACAGCTAGATGGTTCTGGCGCTCAATCAGTTTTGGGCACTAACACCTTCTTTGCCGCTGCACAGAGCACCTCCACTGGTTCTACGACCACTGGAAACTCGACCAGCGCTTTGGACGCTACAGTGCAAGCCACTGCGGCTGCTTTCCGTATCGTGGGCTTCGCGTCCACACCGGGCGATGCGTTCACTGATGTGTTTGTTAAATTCAACCCCAGTGCTCATTCGTTTTTGAATAACGTCGGCCTGTAAGGAGTTAAATCATGGCAATTTCACGCGCACAACTACTTAAAGAACTGCTCCCCGGCCTGAACGCACTGTTTGGTCTGGAATATGCTCGCTACGGCGAAGAGCACAAGGAGATTTACGAAACAGAATCTTCTGAGCGTTCGTTCGAAGAAGAGACCAAGCTGTCCGGTTTCGGCGCTGCACCTGTTAAAAACGAGGGTACATCCATCGCTTATGACAACGCGCAGGAAGCCTTTACCGCTCGCTACACTCACGAAACCATCGCTCTGGGCTTCTCCATCACGGAAGAGGCAGTGGAAGACAACCTGTACGACAGTCTGTCTGGCCGCTACACCAAAGCTCTGGCTCGCGGTATGGCGTACACCAAGCAGGTCAAGGCCGCTGCGGTTCTGAACACTGGCTTCTCCGGCGCTGCCCTCGGCGGTGACGGTGTGTCTCTGTTCGGTTTTAACAGCTCTGGCACTTTGGTTAACCACCCTCTGATTTCTGGTGGCACCAACGGCAACACACCATCTACAGCTTCTGACTTGAATGAGACTTCCTTGGAAGCCGCTACCATTCAAATCGCCGCTTGGGTGGATGAGCGTGGTCTGCTGATCGCTGCCAAGCCCGTCAAACTGGTGATCCCACCATCTTTGATGTTCGTGGCAAAGCGTTTGCTGGACACCGAACTGCGAGTTGCTACCGCTGACAACGACATCAATGCGTTGAAGTCAATGGGCACCATCTCTGGTGGTTACACCGTTAACCACTATCTGACCGACACAAACGCTTGGTTCCTGACCACAGACGTTCCAAACGGTTTGAAGCATTTCGAACGTGCTGCGATGACAACATCCATGGATGGTGACTTCGACACCGGCAACGTCCGCTACAAAGCCCGTGAGCGTTACAGCTTCGGCTTCTCTGACCCACTGGGCATCTTCGGATCACCCGGCGCGTAAGGGCAAATGAGAAAAGGGGCTTCGGCCCCTTTTTTCTTGCAATTGTTTAAACGGCATGATATAAAGATGCCACTCCGGGCTTTCCGGTGTATCAGACAGTCCCGGCTGACGACATGCAGACTGATACGCCTAACTTGCATGTAAGGACCAAATCATGGCATTGACCACATTCTCCGGCCCAGTTGCTTCGCAAAACGGCTTCATTACCACAATTTCCAATTCTTCCACTGGAGCATCCGCCTTCAATGCGAGCACAACTGCCGTCACGATGACGGGTGTTGGCGGCACGGGCGGACGCACCTTGTTCCAGATGAGCGCTAACGTCGCTCTGGGTTCGTTTTCTAACGCCCTGAAAGCCGAAGTCACTTACGGTGCTACTGGTCGCACAACTGGTCTGGGTTCAGCCTTTGTTGCTGAGTTGACCCTGTCTGCCGGTACATCTTCTGGAACCTATGCTCCTGTTGAAATCGAGTTGAACGCTGGCTCTGGCGCTTCTACCGGCACAGCCACTTCGATGATTTACGCTTCGCTTAATGGCGCTGGCGCTGCTACTGTCGATACCAACGGCTACCTGCTGAATCTGGCTGGTGTAACTGTTGCTGGTGCCAAATTGGCTGCTACCGGCAT